GCGAACAGCTTCAGTGGATTCAACAAAACACAAAGGCAAACGATGACAGTTAAATGGTCACACTCAGCGCTCAAGGACTACGAAGGTTGTCCCCGGCGCTATCACGCAGTGAAGGTGCTCAAGCAGTTCCCGTTCACTGACACGCAAGCTACGCTGTACGGCAAGGAGCTGCACTCAGCGGCGGAGTTCTACATCAAGGACAACACGCCCCTGCCGCCACAGTTTGAGTTCGTCAAGGACATGCTCGATGCGCTCAAGGCCAAGCCCGGTCGCAAGCTGTGTGAGCACGAGATGGGCGTGACGGCCGATCTGCGCCCTTGCGGATTCATGGACAAAGATGTATGGGTGCGCGGCATTGCCGACTTGCTCATCATCGACGATGACAACTTGACAGCTCGCGTGGTGGACTATAAAACGGGCAACAACAAGTACCCGGATCGGGAGCAGCTTCGGCTGATGGCTTTGATGGTGTTCGTGCACTTCCCGCACATCCGCAAAGTCAGCGGTGGTCTGCTGTTCGTGGTCAAGAACGACTTGGTCAAGGCCAGCTTCTTGCGCGGTGAAGCCGAGGAGTACTGGTGGGATTACCGGACACGCGTCGCCCGCATTGAAAAGGCGCATGAGACCGGGGTGTGGAACCCCAAGCCCACACCGCTATGCGGGTGGTGCGTTGTTAAAACCTGTGAACACAATCGAAAGAGAGATTGATATGGCAACCAGAGACTACAAGAAGGAATACAAACGCGATCTGGAGACCGGCAAGTCCGGCCCAGACTCAGACCAGCATGAGCGCCAACGTGCGCGTCGTGCATACGACAAGAAAGGCATAGACCGTGCAGGCAAAGACATCGACCACATCAAGCCGCTGCGCAAGGGCGGCGCATCCACTCCGGGCAACCTGAGACTGCGTGCGAAGAAAGCCAATCAAGGCGACAACAAATAACTCCAAGGAGAAGCAGTGGACATCATTGACAACAAAGCCGTTGTCTTCAGAACGCGCAACCCGGACAAGTACCGCATCATCCCCAAGCACCAAGTGTTTGACCGCGAGGATGGCAGCTACGATGTGGCTGTGTACTGGGGCTTGGACGAGGCGCGTGTTCTAAAGAACCTCGGCGTGAAAGACATTCAATCGCCTATCACTAGGCGCTATGACTGGCCGGGGCGCTACAAGCCTATGGCTCACCAAGTGGACACCGCATCGTTTCTGACCATGCACAAGCGTGCGTTCTGTTTCAACGATCCCGGCACAGGCAAGACGCTTGCATCGCTGTGGGCGGCTGACTACCTGATGAAGCTTGGCTTCGTGCGGCGTGTGTTGATACTGTGCCCACTGTCGATCATGCACTCAGCGTGGCTCAGTGATCTGAACAACTCCATCATCCACCGCTCGGCCATCGTGGCGCATCACAACAAAGCATCGCGCCGCATCGAGATGATTCAGCAGGACTACGAGTTCGTGATCTGCAACTACGACGGGCTGAACCTGATTGCCGAGGAGATCGTCAACGACGGTCGGTTTGATCTGGTGATTGTCGATGAGGCCAACGCCTACAAGACCGTGACCACCAAGCGCTGGAAGACGCTCAAGTCCATCATCACGCCGAAGACACACTTGTGGATGATGACGGGCACACCTGCATCGCAGTCGCCTGCTGATGCGTACGGGCTGGCCAAGCTGGTCAACCCTGACAACGTGCCAATGTTCTTTACAGGATGGCGCGACTCGGTGATGAACAAGATCACGCTGTACAAGTGGGCACCCAAGCCTGATGCGCGTGACCGTGTGTTCAATGCGCTGCAGCCAGCGATCCGCTACTCCAAAGACCAGTGCCTTGACTTGCCGCCAGTGATGACGCTCACCCGCGAGGTGCCGCTGACTCCGCAGCAGGCCAAGTACTACAACCTGCTCAAGGACCAGATGCTGGTGCAAGCTGCAGGGGAGGTCATCACAGCGGTCAATGCCGCTGCTATGCTGAGCAAGCTGCTGCAAGTTAGTTGCGGCGCTGCCCTCACGGACACCAAAGAGGTGGTGGAGTTCGACGCTGGCCCACGGCTTGGCGTGTTGGAAGAAATTCTGGAGGAGACATCGCGCAAGGTCATCGTCTTTGCGTTGTTCCGCGCCAGCATCGAGACCATCCAGCGACACCTGACAGCCAAGGGCATCACCAACGAGTGCATCCACGGCGGCGTGTCAGCAAGCAAGCGCGGCGACATCATCCACCGCTTCCAGACCGACCCCGACCCAAGGGTGCTGGTCATGCAGCCTGCGGCCACAGCGCACGGCATTACGTTGACTGCCGCTGACACCGTGGTGTTCTACGGCCCCTTGATGAGCGTGGAGCAGTACATCCAGTGTATTGCCCGTGCCGACCGCAAGGGGCAGGACTCCGACAAGGTGACAGTCTTCCACATCCAAAGCTCCCCGGTGGAGGCCAAGATGTTTAAAGCCCTCGGAGCGAAAGTTAGTGACAGCTCACTTCTGACCGAGATGTTCACACTGGAAATAAATTCTTGAAAGGGGGTTGCGCAAAGAAAAAACCCATGTAAACTGTCCAACGCTTGACAAAAACATTAGGAGAAAGCAATGACCGAAGACATCGAAGAAGCACCGGAAGTCGAAGCAATTCCGCTCGACAAGCTGGTTGCCATTCACACCAAGATCAAGGCCAAGATGGAAGGCCTTGACCGCCAGCTCGCTGAGCTGGACGAGACCCGCACGCAAGTGCGCCTCGCCATCAAAGACCAGATGAAGGCCCTCGGCCTGACATCGGTCCAGACCTCCACGGGAACCGTGTCGTTGATGAAGAAGACGCGCTACAACACACAGGACTGGGACTCGTTCAAAGCATTCGTGCTTGAGCATCAAGTCGTAGACCTGTTGGAGAAGCGCATCGCCCAAACCAACATGGCGCAGTTTCTGGAAGAGAACCCCGGTGTTCTGCCGCCGGGGCTGAACTCAGTCACTGAGTTCGACATTCGTGTAACCAAAGCAAGAAAGTAACGCAATCATGAGCAACATTACGCTTTTCAATTCGTCCAACGTCCCCGCATTTGCTCGTAACAACGAGTTGTCTGACACAGCCAAGGCCCTGACGGGCGGCGGTGCTGGTGTATCGACCAAGCGCATCTCCATCAAAGGCGGCGTGTTCCGTCTGGTGGCAGGTGGCAAGGAAGTCGCCGCCATCGAAGACCGTCACCTTGACGTCATCATCGTCCGTGCTGCCCCCAAGGTCAGCCGCATCTTCTACGCTGGTGCTTACAACGCCGATGCGATTGTGCGCCCTGACTGCTGGAGCAATGACGGCGAGAAGCCTGACGCCAGCATCGCTGCTCCCCAGAGCAAGACCTGCATGGGTTGCCCACAGAACGAAGCCGGTTCCGGTAACGGCAACAGCCGTGCCTGCCGCTTCCAACAGCGCCTTGCTGTTGTGCTGGCCAACAATCCTGAAGGCGATGTGCTGCAACTGACACTCCCAGCGACCAGCATCTTCGGTAAGGAAGAAGGCGACAAGCGTCCCCTGCAAGCCTACGCCCGCTTCTTGGCAGCGCAGACACCTCCGGTTAACCCCGAGCAGATCGTCACGCGCATGAAGTTCGACACCAAGGCCGAGTCTCCCAAGCTGTTCTTCGCGCCAACGCGCTGGTTGACAGATGACGAGTACCCGATCGCTGTGACCCAAGGCGACTCTGACGATGCCAAGAAGGCTGTGACCCTGACCGTGGCGCAAGCCGACGGCGTGAAAGCTGCCCCAATGAACATCGGCGGTGCTGCGCCCAAGCCCGTAGCTAAGCCAGCGCCTGTGGTGGAGGAAGAAGACGAGGCTCCAGCACCCGCACCGAAAGCCGCCAAGGCCAAGGTCAAGGCTGAGCCAGAAGCTGAAACGGACGAACCCGAAGTGCGCAAGGAGACCGCCAAAGGTGGTGCCGTGCCCGCCAAGAAGTCCAAGCTGGCTGACATCGTGTCCGACTGGGACGACGAGTAATTAAATCGGGGGGAAAGCGGATGCTGGCACGGGTGGCGTTCCTGCCACTGACAGACGCAGCGAGTACCCCCACCTAAACACCATGGCCTACTCACAAAAAATCATTGATGACGTGATGAAGACTCCCAA